AGCAGCCTCAAACACTTTTTCACCTCTAGCGGCAATAACTTTATTGTTACCTGCAAAGTAAGCAGACATTAATACGGATTCACTAGCAGAAGAAGTCTGTGGAACAATATTACTATTCCACTTATTGTATCCATTAATGCGCCTGTAGCCACCCGTAATGTCTACTTCAAAGTTTTCAAGCTCTAGTGCCATTCCGGGTTCCATAGTGAACGTAGAACGGTCAAGAACTAAACCACCTTGAAGTGGAAATACAAAAGGATTAAGACCTGATTCATCAGCCATAGTTAAACCTTAAACAAACGTACTTGTAGGCTGTTGCGATCTATATAACATTGTAGAACGAACGTAATCTGTTCTGTTACCCAGTAGGGTTCTCATATTCTTAATTCCAGCCTCAAACCTTTGGAAGTTATTTTGATACTGTCCTGTCTCTCCACGGTACTGATAGCCATAGGCAGTTGCACCGTCTACAATTACAGAACGGTACTGTTCAGCAATGTTAGGTACGTCAGTAGCTGCAGAAAGCGTAGAGCTATATGCATAGTATTCATAACGAATGGAGTATGCTTTATCTGGGTACGGATATAATCCAAATTTATTATCTGGTGTTCTAAACACATAGCGTGGAACACTGCCAACGCTTGCAGTGTCTTCCTGTTGAATATATTTAGATACGTATTCTTTGTAATCTAGTTTAGTTAAGTTACCACCCGAAATAGATAGATCAGTATCTCGAACTAAACGAAATGTATCGTAGTCTACGTGCTTAGAAGTAGTGGGCACTTCATAACGAGTAGTATCTGCCACTAATACTTCAGTCTGTGTATTATGATTAAAGGGCCAGCTATACTCACTAGTATTTATATAATCAATAGCATCATTGACTGCATTCTTGCACTGAATTTGAAAACCTCTAGCTCCAGTAAAGCCAGTGCTTGTCAAAGCAACTTCGTTAAAACGAGCAATGACTTCATTAGTAATTTCTAAATAGTTATATGCCATTAGTAGTATTGCTTTCAGATTAAGTACAAACATAAGTGGGCCACAGTTAAGCAGCCCACTCATTAAGTTATTTATGCAAGTGCGTCACGAGCAACTTCTGTAGGAGAAGAGTCGCCTTGATCACTTACGTCAACCATCCAAGCGTAAACACGAAGTTTACCTGCAGTGAATGTTGCACCGGAACCTGCAAAGGTAAGGTCCAACGTGTCTGCAGTTGCAAGAGTAACGTCTGCCGCAGGTGTAGCTGATGGAGCATAAGCAAGATCAGCAGCACCGTCAATGTCAAACGCTGCAACAAACTCATCGGCATCTGCTGCACCAAGTGTAACAGTTGCGTCTGTGCCTGTGTTCTGAGTTGCAGATTCTACAACTTGAACGCCTGCATTAATTACACGTGTGTTAGCAGGGACAGTTAAGCACTGAACTACGTCACCAGATGAACAGTCAATTGCCTGTGCAGATAGAACAATAGTTTTTTGTACCAGATACGGAGCACGTCCACGCTGTGAACTACCGTGTGCTGGCAAAAGTAATGTTGAAATAGTAGCCATTTTTTATTACTCCTTTATGCCAAGTGGTACTTAGCGTTCACAAGAGCTTCTGGGCGAAGAATCTTGCGACCATATAGATGCATACCACGAACAATGTCGGAGAATGAATCTGGATCACGATATGTTTCAGTCTTGTTGATCTGCTCGGCAGTTGCAACAGCTGAATCGTGTCCCGCAACAATCATACCATAGTTGGCTGTAGAGTTCGTACCTGTAAAGGACGGACCTGTACCAACAGTTGGTAGGTTGTTAGAGGCATATACACGGAAGCCATGAATATTCATACCGATTTGACCATTCTGGAGACCAGAACCGCCGAAGTCAGAATTAAATAAACGAGAATCTTCGTCTTTCAAGAGTTCCATGAATACTGGATCGACTACTAGCCAACGACCTTGTGTATCGACGTTCTGCTGGTCAAGAAGACGAGACATACGTGCGATAACTGTCAATGGGAAAGTATCACCAGCTGCAGGTGTGGTGTCAGTTGCACCGCCAGCACGTGGCTGTAGGGCAAGAGCTTCACCAGCAGAACCGCCGAATGATGCTGCATCAATTTTCATTGAGGACAACAGTTCGTCAGAACCTGCAGTAGATACGGCAACCGTACCGTTAGTAGTTGTGTTAACGGTGTCAGGTGATCCGTGGATTGCAGACTGTTTAAAGCCTGACAGATAGCCAAGAACGTCTTGGTCAAACTGGTCAGACAAACGATAAGCAGCACGATCCGAAGCAAGGCTTTGGAAATTTACGTGACTGTGAGCTTCCTCAATATCATCGACTTTGAAAGCAAAATAATTAGCTTTGTCGATTGTCAATGAGAAATCTTCATCGTCCAAGTCTTGTGGCGTGATAGTTGTACCACGTAGGTAAGGTTGAACAGTGATCTCAGGTTCTTTAATGATTTTAACTGAGTCACCCATATTGGCGATTTCGCCAAAATAATCAGAGTTAGTGATAGCTTCACAAATAGATGCTTTGCGGAATGCAAGTTGCACCTGTTTGCTATAAATAACTGGTGAGAAGTTACCGTTTGGTAAGTTGCCATATCCAGCAGCGGTTCCGAATGCCATTTTAATTCTCCTAGCATTAGATACAGATGCAAACGACTAATGACTTATACAGAGGCTAATTACTACTAGGGTGCGTTAACAAGAAAGTCGGCCAACCTTCTAGTGTAACGGGCCATGAGACATTAGGTTGTCCGAAAGCGTTATTGTTGTTTGCGGGGGATAGTCTATGTGTAGTAGCGTGGGTAACTGTAGTTAATACCTAGCAGGGCCACACTACTACATTGTACATATAGTTATATCATAAATATTTTATATGTCAATAGCTTTATCGGGCATTACCCGACATATCGTAAATAAACTTACCAGTACGAATAGATTCCATAATTGCATCGGAAGCTTTCTCATACTGTTGCGGTGACATTTTATTTACCTGCGACTCTTTAAAGCTGCCAGCGGTATCTGTTGTGTCAGGCGCACTACGGTTATTACGACTATTTACTGAACGTGCAGCGTCTTTAGGGCTTGCACTCTTCTTTGTTTTAATACCCATGTCAGATTTGTACAAGTCAATTGCACGTGCTGCAGAGCGGGAATCATTATCATTTTCGTACAGGGCGTCTTGTACCCACTTAGGCTGCTCGTCTGCCCAATTGTGGAACTCGTCACTGTCACGTATTTCACCAAAGTCTGGGTGAGCAGTTAGCAATTCAGCTTCTGCCTTTTCACGAGATGCGTTAGCTCGCATTTCATCAATCTCTTTTACACGATCTTCAAGACCTGCAGATTGCTCACGTGCCTTTTTAATTGCAATAGTTTCTACAATAGCGGCTACGTCAGGATACTGACTTGCCCAAGCATCAATGTCTTCATCGGACTTAGGTAATTTAATTTCTTGTTTAGTAGATAGTTCAAGTTGAGTTTGAAGTTTTTTAAACTTGTCATCCCAATCTTTTTCTTTATCTTGCATGTGGCGGCGAAGATCACCATAGCGTTTCTTAAAACTTTTCTCTTCTGCATTTGCTGGGGCAGCTTCTTGTTCTTCTTCTACTACCTCATTACCTTGTTCTGCAATAAGTTTTTCTAGTTCTTCTTCTTCGATCTTACGCTTATCTTCATTAGAGTATTTACGATTTGCAAAGGCTACCTTGGTAGGGGATTGCATTTCTTCCGCCATAATATTGTCGTTCATTTTAATTCTTTCTTACCGGAGCCACCGTAGCCTATGTTGGTAGGGGGATGAGTAGCCAGTCAAATTAGCAGATTACTTACGTGCCGCTAAGCCACGTTTAGGTGTAGGTTTAAGCATTGAACTAAGCATAGTCAAGTCTGGACCTAATAGTTTAGCTAAGATGGCACCTTGAGGAGATGCCTGCAAAGAACCTAGCGTATTTTTTTCTTCGTCTGATAGTGCAGCAGCACGTCCTTGGACTTCATTGAAGTACTCTCCAAATGTATATGTTTCTTCTTCCATGCTATTTACCTATCTTTTGTTTAATAACACCAGCAACGTATACTAGTGGGTGTATAATCTTGCACCAGATGTTACCTAAAATATCATCTTTAGCTTTACCTTTAGTAAGTACATGGCGTAAGTGTTGTGTTCTATGTTTTGCTAAAGCAGCACCTAACTTAGTTAGTATAGAACTGTTCTTCATACCTCTAACATATGGTTTGAATAACCAATGATAACCTACTTGATGTAAGGGTGTCAAGTGCCTTTTTTGATATACGTCCCAGATTTTTATAGTTTGTTGCCAATCTGCAAGTTGTGTCTGGCGATACATTTCAGTACAGACAATCTTATCATTGTTGCCACCACTATCATTATCATTATCATTGTTACTTGCCTTATTGGCAGCTACAGCAGCGGTATTGGCAGCTGCGCTATAGGGCTTAGCTACAGGTGCAGGTGTAGGCGAACGGCTAGGCGCAGGTGCAGACTTAGATGCCTCCCGCTCCTTTACAAGCGCATTAGCCCTTGAAGTCCAGCCATTTGCTACTTCTTTATTTATGTCAGCTTGAATCTGTGCTGTAGTTCTGCCAGAAGAAACTTTAGGGGCTTTAGATTTTGCAGACGGGGCTTTAGTTTCTTTTATGCTTCCACCTACATATTCTTTACCATCGTTAGGTGTAAGCGCATTAGCTACACGTTGATACAA